AACGGTAAGACTAGCTGGGCGTGTAAGGTTATGAGCCACTACTTTAGAAAGATAGCCTTTGATACAGGGCTGGAAAATGAGGGGCTTTACATATTCCTCCCTACTTTTCTGGAGGATCTTAGAGATAACTATGATAGTAAGGATCCAGATTTTGAGCAGGTACTCTCTATGGTAAGGGAGTGTAAACTCCTCATCATTGACGATATAGGGGCGGAAAGAGTTACCGAATGGGTAAGAGAGCGTATGGTTAGTATTATCAATACCAGAGTAAGTAATGATCTGGCTACGATTTATACCAGTAACCTCTCCCCAGAGGAGCTTAAGGCGGAGCTGGGGGATCGTATCTCTAGTAGAGTGCTGGGAGCCTCACAGGTGATAGAAATTACTGGAGGAGATAGGAGGGTTTAACTATGGTGGAGCAGAGTTTAATCTGTAAAGTGCTGGATGCTCCAGATCTGGAGATCCTCCATGCTAACGGAGTTATAGCTGAGATGTTTCTCACCTCTAGGGATGAGGTAGAGTTTATCATTAACCACTATACTACCTATAAGCAGATGCCAGATAAAATTACCTTTTTGGGGCGTTTCAAAGAGTTTCAAATGCTGGAGGTTACTGAGAGTACAGATTACCTAGTGTATAAGCTCAAAGAGGCGTATACCTATACTAAGCTGGCTCCCATTATCCAAAGTACAGCGGATTTAGTAAGAGAGGATAGTATTAAGGCTATCCAGTACATCAAGGATCAGTTAGAGGCACTCCAGAAAGCGGTACCTGTTAGTAGGAATAAGGATGGGTATGACATTGTAGCTAATGCTAGGGATCGCTTAACTGAGTATAAAAAGAGATGTGAGGTTAAGGGCTTAATTGGTATCCCTACGGGCATTGACAAGCTAGATGAGATTACTAACGGCTGGCTGTGGGGAGAGGAACTGGTAGTAGTTACAGGGCGTACTAATGTAGGTAAAACATGGATCGGAGAATACTTTGCAGTAGTAGCGTGGAAACTGGGCTATAAGATCCTTTTCTACTCTGGAGAGATGAGTAAGGAAATGGTAGGCTTTAGATTTGATACCCTCAATAAGCACTTTTCCAATATGGGGCTCCTTAACGGTGCTCACTCTCTGGGAGAGAAACGGGGCACAGATGGCGGAAAGTTTCTACAGGAGGATTATGAGAACTACATTAACCAGCTCTCCCAAAAAAGCGGTTTTATCGTAGTTACTCCAGATGATTTTGAGGGGCGTAAGCCTAATGCAGACGAGATTAAGAGTTTAGCCCTTAAGCATGGGGCGGATATGGTAGTAGTGGATCAGCTCTCTCTTATGAGTGATAAGCGTAGAGCGGATACTCCCAGAATTGCCTATACCAATATCACGGAGGATCTGTTTCTGGTTTCTAAGGAGATTGGAAAGCCTATACTCCTCATGGCACAGGCTAACCGTGAGGCGGTTAAAAACCGCAAAAAGGGAGAGAGCCCAGAGCTCCATGATTTGGCGGAGAGTGACGGTGTAGGGCAGAACGCTACCAGAGTGCTCTCCCTTAGTGTGATAGACGGTACTCTTAAGATCTCTGTTAAGAAAAACCGTTACGGTATGAATAATAAAGAGGTGCTTATGATCTGGGATATTAACACAGGCTACTTAGATCCTCTCATTAAGGCAGAGGATAACCCAGAGGCGGAAACGGGCACAAATAGCACTAAAGATTACGGCTTTTAATCGAAAGCAAAAAATTTTATAAAATCTCTCTAAAAAATACCTCCATTTCTTATTAGGTTAATTAACCGTAAAAGAAATGGAGGTATTTTTCTATTATGGAGAAATTCTTTAGCAGTAAAGATGTGGCGGAAGTGCTGGGAAAGAGGCATGATAACCTACTCAGAGCTATCCGTAAGTACTGCGAGGCTCTGGGAGAGGATGCTCCTAAGTACTTTATCCTAGAGGGCGAGGGCAGAAAGGCTACTTACAGGGTAACTTATCTGGGCTGTGAGCTCCTAGCTGGGCGTATGATCGGACAGGCTGGAGAGCAGTTTAAGCTCTGGTATAGAGGCAAGCTGGGAGAGCCTGTAGAGGAACTCTCCGCAGTAGTAGAGGTAAAGCTCTACACAGTAGCAGAGGTGGCAGAAATGATGGGAATGAGTGAGAGATCTATATACCGTAATATCCAGAGCGGTAAGCTGGGATCTGTAGAGCGTGAGGTACTGGTACCTACGGTAAGAAAGTTTGTACCAGCGGAGGCTCTGGAGCTCTTTACAGCAGAAAGGGCGGTGTAATATGGGTTTCTTTGAAATGAAGTGGAGACTATCAGCCTGTAGAGTGCAGACGGGCTATACTCAAAAAGAGGTATCTGAGTTAATGGGGATTAGTGAGAAAACACTGGTAAGCTGGGAATCTGGGAGAACAGCTCCCAATATGGAGAACGCCCAGAAACTTAGTGAGCTGTACAGTATCCCCCTAGCTTACATTGATTTTACCAGAGAGGGGAACCGCACAGCTCTTAAGGATAGAGTAAAAGAGACAGGTGTAACTTTGTAACTAGCTTATACGAAGAATATATACAGGGATTTACTTTTCATGCAATTCGTTTATTCTGAGGGCTAATTTGGTTAGCAGTTTTAGATCTTTATCGGACAGTGTAATAGAGATTTTGAATAGCTCATAGAGGGCGGATTTACGCTTTAATAGCTCCGCTATAAGATAGGGATCCGCTGTGAATTTTTCTTTAGAGAAAACCTCTGGATCTTTTAGTAGCTCTGTCTTATCAATTCCGAGATATGTAGCGATTGCCTTAATACGATCCATGCGAGGGATAGTTTTTCCGTTGCACCATTGGGATACGGTAGAGGAGCTAAAGTTTAGATCATTTATGAGATCTTGCTGGGTTTTGCCTCTAAGCTCCAGATAGTAATTAAGAGCCTTAGAGAAAGTCTTAGTCATGCGGTAACGCTTCCTTTCTTTTAGAAATGGGTTTTAGCTGTTTTGCAAACGGCAATTAGCTCCACAAAACAGAGATTGATCTCCGTTAAATTGTGAACAAATTGTAAATAATCGCTAACACCTCTTGAAATCTCTGTTTAATAGAGATATAGTACCACCAAAACAGAGGTTTGCTAGGATTATAGGCTACCTCTGTCTTTTATACCCTAATATCTCTGTTTAACAGAGAAGCAATCCTGTAGAGACGGAATTGCTATTTCTACTCTTTGTACAGCTTTAACATTCTAACGGTTAGGGATCTTATCATGTGTTTATCCTCATTGCATAGCTGAGGATATAGCTCCATCATCTCACTTAAAAGCGGATCTGGTTTTTCTGTGACTTCTGCAAAATCGAAAAACTGAGCTACAGGAGCCTGTAGATAGTTAGCTAAGGTTTGGAGCCTGTCCATATCTGGCAAGTGTCTACCTTTGCTCCATGCGGAAAAGGTTGTAGGAGGTACACCTATGGCATCGGCTATCTCCTTTTTAGTCTTTCCAGATGTGGCTATATAGTAGTTTAGGGTTTTTGCAAAATTGGTAGCGAGGTCATTGTTATTGCTCATACTTACACCTCCTTTCTACTTGCATTATACAGTAAAACAGTAGAAAAGTAAAGAAAAATTTAATTCTAATATTGTTTAACAGAGTTTTGCTCTTGACAACAGTACAAACTTCTGATATATTGTTCAACAGTAGCAATTGATACTGTTTTGGGTTTTGCTATCTTTTTTTAGGTACAGACTATTGTTTAACAATAGTTTTAGCCATACAATGATTATCTTAGGAGGAAAACATAGATGGAACTGCAAGAAATTTACGAGGCTTATAAAGCCAGAAAGCTAGCCTTTGAACAAGCAAAGAAAGAGGAGGAAAAGTATAAAGCACTCCTCAAGGATGCTATGGCGGAGGCTGGAGAGAAAGATTTTACCGATGATGCAGGATACAGATTTGAGCGGATCTTGCAGGAGCGAAAGAGTATTGATGAGCCTAAGCTCTTAGAGGAGCTCCGTAACAGAGGCTTAACCGATTGCATTAAGACGGTAGAGGCTGTGGATGAGGAGGCTACCCTTAAGGCTGTAGAGGCTGGCACACTTCCACAGGAGGTACTCATGGAGTGCTTAAAGGTAACTGAGGTAGTAGTGCTAAAACTTACCGCTCCTAAGAAATCGAAGAAATGATAACGGTATGGCGGATGCCCGTAGTAGCTACCGTAGAGCAGGTAGTTAAGGATATTAAGCTCCAGCTCTACGGTACAGGGCTACTAAGGGAGGTAAAAGATACTGGATCGGATCTTATGTGCACCTGCCCATTTCATGGCGGAGGCAAGGAGCGTAACCCCTCTTGCGGTGTGAGTAAGTACGAGAAAACAGTAAGCGGAAAGCACTATGAGGCAGGTACGGTACACTGCTTTACCTGTGGTTATACAGCGGATCTCCCACAGTTTGTAGCGGATATGCTGGGGCTCAGTAATCCCCTAGCTGGCTATAAGTGGCTGGTAGGCAGGTATAACTACTCCACCAAAGAGAGGGAGCCTATGGAGCTTAACCTCTACAGAGGACAAGCCCAGAAAGGCTCCTCAATGGATGAGGAGCTGGTAGATAGGTACCATACCGCTCTACTCAATAGTGCGGAGGCTTGTGAGTACCTACATAAGAGAAAGCTCCCCTACTGGATCCTAGAGGCGTATAAGCTGGGCTTTGATCCAGAGGATAATACCGTACTTTTCCCTGTACGGGGAATGGATGGGAAAGTTGCTTTTTACAAGGGCAGGAGCATTGCAGGAAAGCACTTTTATAACGCTAAGGACATTGATAAGAGCTCTAAGATCTTTGGCTTATGGGAGCTCTGTAACGGGCGGTTTTCCAGCGGAGTGCCCACTCCAGATAGTGAGATCTGGATTACTGAGAGTGAGATAGATGCTCTTAGTATCGTAGCCTACGGGGGCTTAGCTATAGCCCTTATGGGCTCTCACATATCGGAGGAGCAATGTAGAGAGCTGGAGAGATCCCCTTTTAGGAGGTTTGTTCTGGCTACAGATAACGATGAGGCAGGGAGAAAAGGAGCCTCCCAGATAAAGCGTTTACTGATACCTAAAGGGTTTAGGTTTACTAATCTCCGATGGCACACAGACCTAAAAGACATTAACGACCTAGTAAAACAGTTTGGAGATGGCTGGAAAGATCATCTCACAGGATATTAAAGGACTACAACAGGACTACAACAGGAGGACATCATGATGACAGCAAGAGTATACAACAATGAGGATCTAGTTAGAAACTACAAGGAAAGCGGAAACGAGAGCTTTTTAGCGGAGATTATCAAGAATAATACCCCGTTGCTCAGACTATTGGTAGAGCCCTATCTGGCTACTATTCCCAATAGTGAGTACGAGGATCTCATAGCTGAGAGCTATATGCCGATGTTAAAGGCTATTGAGGATTTTGATGAGGCTAGAGGCTTAGCGTTTACCACTCTCCTTAAGGCGTATGTACGCCAGCATCTAAACCGCCTCTACAATGAGGCTACCAGAAAGAAGCGGTACACGGGCTCCACTCCCTCCTCTTATGAGGCTCTTACAGAGATTAACAAAGAGGGCGGATGTGAGCTGGATAGCACATTCACAGTAGAGTGTGAGGATGTACGGGATTTTGAGTTTTTTGATTTGCTTAGATCCCTCCGCCTCAACGAAAAGGAGCAGGTAGCAGTAACCATCCTTATGGAGGGAGGCTCTAAGGGAGCTGTAGCAAAGGCTCTTAATTGTACTCCAGCCACAGCTAACTATTATTTCAAGAGTATCAAAAAAAAGTTTGTTTTAGCAGGAGTTTCTTTCTAAATAAAACCGCTGTAACTGATTAAGTTAAGTATCAACACAAGGGAGGCGGATGTTTATTGATTAGAGCTGTTAGAACGCTGTTAGCTGTCATAAGAGGAGAGGCAGTAGTGCTCATTAAAAAGGATGAGCGTAATGCTGATGTAGTAGTTGGCAGATTGGTAAATAAGCGTTTTGCCATTAACTCAATGGCAGGGGCTATTAAAACTATGATGCTTTGAAACCCATAAATACATAATTTTAATAAAAGGACATAATAGGAGGACTTAAAAAATGGGCTTGCAGGATTTGTTAAACAAGTACGATAATGGAGGAGTTACTAAGGCTGGCTGGTTTCAGCTCAAGGATGACGGAGATACCGCTACGGTACGCCTCCTCCACAGAGGAGAGGTAGGCGTAGAGGAGGGCACACAGGAGCCTAAGTTTGACTTCCCTATCTATGAGGTACACAAGCTGGATGTAGATGGCTCTGGTAGAGATCGTACTGTACTGTGTAAGGGAGAGAGCTGTGAGCTCTGTAGAGCTGGTAATAAGCCTCAGCTTAGAATGTTCCTCCAGATGGTTAATCTGGATGAGAGAGATAAGGATAAGCAGGTACAGCTCTGGGAGCGTGGCTTGACGGATATCAAGAACATGATCGGCTTAGCTGGAGAGTACGGAGATCTTACCCAGCGTGATATTAAGATCAAGCGTAGCGGAGCTAAGGGCTCTCTTAAGACTACTTACCAGTTTTTCCCTAAGGATAAGAGTGAGCGTGATATCCCCTCTCCTCAAAATCTGGTAGGCTCCCTCATTTTGGATCTTAACCGTGAGGATCAAATTAAGGCTATTGAGGGCAGATTACAGCTTAAAAAGAGCGGAGATACTGAGGAGAGCTCTGGGGGCTCCAGTGCTAGCAGAGTTTTCTAAGTAAGCACGACTACTCAAGGGAGAGGCAAGTAAAACAGCCTCTCCCCTTTTTCGTAATAAGGAGGTAACGGAAATGGATCTTCATACAGCTACAGAAATATCGTATAACAATGGATATGTTAAGGGGTATGCCGATGGGCTAGCAGATAAGTGGATCTCTGTTAATGCACGGTTGCCAATGGAAAATACTTTGTGTATTTATTTTACGCCCTATGAGGGAGATATGGAGTGGGATATGGGCGTTGTCTGTTTTAGAGATGC